GAAACCGACACCGGCACCCTGCTGATCGGCATCGGATTCATAGCGGCTCTGATGTTTGGCGCCTGGGTGATTTCCAAGCTGTTCTAGCCCTGCAAAAACCACCGGCGCCCTTCGGGGCGCTTTTTTTTGCGCGCAACTTACCGAAAACGGTTGACACGCTTTCCGTATGCGGTAATACTTCCAATCACCGCAACAAGCTGGAGATTGAAATGGCAGACACCACCAAACCAGACGCCCCACTGACCATCCACACCAAAAGCCTGGACACCCTGTGGCTGCCGTCATGGCGCGAACACATGGCCAGCCTGGATTACATGGAAAAGGCATGCCAGCGTGCGCTGGGGAAAAAGACTTTTGAGCCGCTGCATACCGCACGCATGGCCGTCATTTTTGAAATGAACACCATGGCCAGGCAAATCCGCGATGTGGGTGGCCTGCTGCTGATTGGCGGTGCCGCATGACCGCCCACCGCGCCCTCAACATCGCCCTGACCGGCGCCACCGCCGTCGGCATCGCCGCCATTCTGCTGGCCGGCCCTGTGCTGGATGACCGATCCGACGAATGGGCGCAGTCCACCGCCCTGGCCGACGCACAAAAAGCCGCCCGCGAAGCCCGCCAGGCCGAGCGTGAAGCCATCCGCCAATGCACCGCCCTGCACGGCCCCGGCGCTGCCGTGGGTTACGGCGTCGACGGCAATGTGATCTGCGGGCCGCGGCGCGGCGCTGGTGCGCAGGTCATGGCATCAAAAGGCGGTGCGCTGTGACCACGATCAGCGAAATGGCCATTGCTTCAATCAGCATTGGCGAGCGCGTGCGCAAGGACATGGGCGACATTGCCGCCCTGTCGGCATCCATCGGTAAGCACGGCCTGCTGCATCCGCCAGCAGTCACCAGCGACGGGCTTTTGATTGCAGGGCATCGGCGCATCCTGGCTTGCTCAAGTCTTGGAATGGACACGATCCCGGTGCGGGTCATCGACGTGGCCGATCTGCTTGCTGCCGAGCGCGATGAAAACGAGGTCCGAAAGGCGTTCACGCCAAGCGAGGCCGTGGCGATTGCGCGGGTGATCGAACAAGACCTGAAAGCCATAGCGAAGGCAAATCTTTCAGCCGGCGCAAAACTGCGCTGGGCAAAAGAAAAGGGGCAAGTCATGCCTGGGGATGATTCATCCCCAAGCATTCAACACAAGGCTCGATCATCCGCGTCTGCGGCTGTTGGAATGTGTGAGCAGCGTTACCGCCAAGCCAAAGAAGTTATCGAGGCAGCAGAGCAAGACGCTAAAGAGTTTGGCGACATCGTCGAAACGATGGACGCCACCAACAACGTCCGCGGCGCCTACACCGAGCTGCGCCGGCGCCGCGACAAGATGCCCGCCCGCCATGCGGTGCTGAAAAAGATGGCCCACCGCGACCCCAACAAAGAAATCCAGCGCGCCATCACATCGCTCGACGGCCTCGTCATCGGCATTGAGCGCATTGACATCACTAACCTCGACCCGGACTTGGTCGATGGATGGATTGCAGAACTCAATGGCCACACCTCATCCATCAACCGCTTTATCAGGAGCATCCATCATGAATTCAGCCATTAAGCACAACCGTCAAGCGTCAAAATTCGGCGCCGTCCTGGTGTCCGATTTGACCATTGACCAGCAGGCACAGCGGAAGCTGTCTATGCCGTGGGTAAAGGCCCACATCGACTCATTCGACGTGGATCAGCTTGGCTATATCGTTGTCAACCGGCGCGCAGACGGAAAACTGTACGTGGTGGACGGCCAGCACCGCACGGAGCTGATGCGCGCGGTCGGGTGGGGCGATCAGCGCATTCATGCCGAGATTTTCGACGGCCTGACTCAGCGCGAAGAAGCGGAGCTGTTCAACGCCCGCAATGACCGCCGCGCTGTGCGCAAGTATGACCACTTCCGAATCAGCGTAACGGCCGGCGACGAGCGCGCCACCGACATTACAGAAATCGTCCAGAGCGTCGGACTGTTCGTTACCGACCAGCAAACAGACGGCGGCATCAGCGCAGTCGACAAACTGGAAAAGATTTACGGCGGGTGCGGGATCACATCCGTGCGCGAAGGCCGATCCGCATTGGCCCGCACGCTCAACACCATCAAGCACGCATGGGGAACCAGCCCGGCCGGCTTCAACGGCGCAATCCTGCACGGCCTTGGCATGGTGCAGCTACGGTACAACGGCTCTATCGACCAGAAAGCCATGGCAACAAAGCTGGCGCCAGTGAAAGGCGGTGCGCCCGGCTTGCTTGGGAATGCCCGCGCTCTGCACGAAATGAGTGGGCGCCCGGTGCATCACTGTGTCGCATCCATTGTTGTGGACATTTACAACAAAGGGCGCCGCGTTGACAAGCTGGAAGACTGGGAAGTTGCAAACGGCCCGCGGAGGGACGAAGCGTGAAACACGCCACCGCCACCACATGGCCCGACGGCACGCCGCGCAGCCAGAACAACGCCTTCACCAGCTGGCGCATCGACATGGCGCTGGGCATCGACAGCATTTTCGCCCGCGATTACGTCAACTGCACCGCGCTGTATAACCAATGGCGCAGCGCCCAGCGCGCCGGGCATGGCAAGGGCTACGGCCAAAGCTGGGCCGCCTTCCGCGACTACAACAAGCCGCGCGGGCGCAACTTCTACGGCTCGCACATCGACGCGCCGGCCGCCGGCTTCCGCGCCCACAACGGCACCATCCGGGGCCTCAGCGACAAGGCCGACGCGATGATCGAGCAGCAAACCCAGCTGCTGCCCATCACCGGCAACGTGTGGAACGGCAGCAAGGTCGTCACGCCACCGCACAGCGGCGCGTACAGCAAAGCCCACAGCGCCAACCACGGCAAGCCCGCGCACCTGGTGCGCAATCCGTCGAAGCCCAAGGCGAGAAAGGCGGCCGTATGACCGCCGCCCAGCTCGACGCCATCTGCCAGGCCGCGCTGAAGCGCCTGGACGACTTCATCGCCCGCTGCGCCGGCCAGCAACTGCGCCGCATGCGCGAAACGTGGAAGGCCCGCCAGCCATGAACCGCATTGAATTTGGCGACTGCCGCGACACGATGCGCGCATGGGCTGCTGCCGGCATCAATGCACAAACCTGCGTGACCAGCCCGCCCTACTTTGGCTTGCGCGACTACGGCCACGACGGGCAGATCGGGCTTGAGAAAACGCCCGAGGAATACATCGCCGCGATGGTCGAGGTTTTCCGGTGCGTGCGCGATGTGCTTGCGGATGACGGAACCTGCTGGATCAACATCGGTGACAGCTACAACGCAGCCGGGAGAACCGGTCACGGAGCCAGAGTCGGATACAAGCAGGGGACAAATCGGGCGAGCGACACCGGCGCCGATAACTGCCGCCCGAGCGTTGATGGCCTGAAGCCCAAAGACCTCATAGGAATTCCGTGGATGCTGGCCTTCGCGCTTCGTGCAGACGGCTGGTATCTGCGTCAGGACATCATCTGGCACAAGCCAAACCCGATGCCTGAGTCGGTCACGGACCGCTGCACCAAGGCGCACGAATACATCTTCCTGCTGTCGAAGTCGGAGCGGTATTTCTTCGACTCGGAGACGATGAAGGAGCCCGCTGTTGCACCCCCAAAAGCGTGCGGGCCAAAAAATGATGCAACGCGAAACGACAGCGGGCGCACAGGGATTGTGCGAGGCGACGGAGAAACCCGCAACCGCCGCAGCGTCTGGACAGTTGCCACGGTGCCCTACAAAGGCGCCCATTTCGCCACGTTCCCGCCTGCGCTGATCGAGCCTTGCATCCTTGCCGGCTCGCGCCCTGGTGATGTGGTGCTCGATCCGTTCTTTGGAAGTGGCACTACGGGCATGGTCGCGCAGAACCTGGGCCGGCGCTGGCTCGGGTGCGAGTTAAACCCGGCCTATGGACCGCTGCAAAACGAGCGGCTGGCGCAGGGCGGATTGATTTTGGAGGACGCATGAACACACTGATCACCACCCTGCCCGACATCATGATGGCCTTCTTTGTCCTGGTGTCCATCATCGCCATCGGCGTGCTGATATGGCGCGTGCTGCCACGGCGCACCGCCCGCGATGCCGACATTGAGCGCCAGATCGCCAGCCTGCGCCACAAAGCTGACCACGCCGTGCAGACGCGCCCCCGCGTGCGTGCCAACGGCTGCCACGCCACGCCCGGCCACATCAAGGCCGCACCGCCCGCCAACGCCAGCAAGCCCAAAGCCTGCGGCGGCGGCCAGTGCCGGCACCGCAGCGACTGCTCTGACCACTACTGCCCCGGCCGGCTGTCGGCCAGCCTCAGCGGATCGGATCACCATGCCCACCGCTGACCTGCCGCCCGTCACCGACGCGCACCGCCAGCAAGCGTTCGCCCTGTTCGGATGGGCCCGCTTCGGCTGGACGTATGCCGCGGCGATGCAGAACAACCTGCGCGCCAAGCTGATCGAGGCACGCGCCCACCAGCTGCGCACCCGCGAGGCACTGGCCGCGCAGCAGCGCCCGCGCCAGTGCGTGCGCCGCCTCAACGCCGCCACCGGCGCCTGGGCCACGCAGATCGTCATGGGCCCGTATCAACCCACCGTGCAAGAAAGCCTCACCGAATGACCGACAAGAAACTACACATCATCGCCCTCACCGGCCAGGCCGGCAGCGGCAAAGACACCGCCGCCGACATCCTGGCCACGCACTGCGGCTTCACCCGGCTGGCTTTTGCCGACGCCCTGCGCCGCGAGGTGGCCGAGGCGTACCGCCTGGACGTGGACGGCATGCAATCTCTGCTGGCCGACCGCGCCGCCAAGGAGGTGCCCACCACCCGACTGGCGCTCACCGAATGCCGAGACTTCGGCTTCATCGGCGCCGTGGCCCTGGCCAACCGCGCCACCGTCACGCACGAATGGGCCACGCAGGGCCGCAGCCCGCGCCAGATCCTGCAATGGTGGGGCACCGAATACCGCCGCGCCCAGCGCGTCAACTACTGGACCAACACCCTCTACAGCCACCTGCACCAGCTGCACAAGCTGGACGGCCGCACGCGCTTCGTCATCACCGACTGCCGCTTCGAGAACGAGGCCCACCTGGTGCGCAGCCTGGGCGGCGTGGTGTGGCAGATCGAGCGCCCCGGCCTGCCGCAGGTCGAAAACGGCCACGCCAGCACCGCCGACCCCATCAAGCTGCAGCCCAGCGCCATCATCCCCAACGGCGGCAGCCTGAACGCCCTGCGCGAGGCCGTGCTGGGCGAATGGTTGGCGTGGGAGGCGCAGCTGGAGTCGGTGA